CTGTGTAGAGGTATTGGGGCAAGGCATACACGGTGTATGTGCCATTGAAAGTTGCATCGACAGATGCCACCGTGATGCTTTGCCCAACCTCGATATCGCTATCGGTCAGCAGTGTAAGCACTGCGTAATTGTCAAGCAGTTGCTTGAATGTGACTGAATAGACCGCCATGGGCTGTCCGCCCTTCGGGTTATGCCTGGGTGATCTTGCGGATCATGCTTGACACAGCCGCAAAGGTTGAGCAGTAAGCATGTACCGAGAACAAGCGCGAGAGCGTTGCAGGCTGATCGACTGACATGATGCCGCGCATGTCTTCGTAGTACTCAAAGGCTTTGCTTGCATTTGTGATGATCATGGTCTTTGCAGCAAAGTTGCTGTCAACGACGATTTCCAAACCAAGTGGGTTTGAGCCGGTCCATGTGGTTGCGTTTCCGCCACCCAATGCGTTCTGTCCTTGAAGACCAGGTGCGCCCAAGTATGGGAACACTGGACGGTCTGAACCGTCAACCAGCTGACCCATTTGGCCCCAAACATCTGGTGACACGAAAATTGTGTCAGGGAAGAAGTTGGTGCCGTTTGATACGTCAACTGCTGCGTCGTAGATGGACTTCATCAAGTCGGTCGTGGTGAGGTCCCACACGCCTGATGATGTTGCTGCTGCAAGCAATGCGTCTGCTGCAATGTTGTCGGTTGCAAGCATTAGTTCGCCAACCAGGTCATTCAGAATCAGTTCCATTGCACCAGGTGACGTAAAGTCAACATCCTGTCTGGACAAACTGACCTGCCCCGATACGGTGGTTTTGCTGATGGTATTGCTTGCAATGACCATTGTGGTTGCTGACACTGCATCAAACTCTGCTGCCTGTGCAGCTGCGCTTGTGTGAGTCGTAATCGTTGGGCGAACAAATGTCTTTTGTTGTCCGCCATCCGGATACGCACGTGCGCCAAGACGATTGACAACTGGACGAACAAAGTTGATATTTTGCACGAGCGGTCCAAGCACGGGAACTGGCAAGAGGCCAGGTGTATTTGTGGTGGCCACATCGCCAGCGGCGGCTTGCAATGCGGTCTGATGCTCTGACTGCCATTCGGCTACGGCTGCGTTTACTTTTGCAAACGTATCGCCACCGATGTGGTATGCGGCCATCCAGTCAGCAGCTGATGGCAAGGCAAACTTGCGCTTTGGCTGTGCAGGAAGTGCTGGTGTAGGGATTGCTGCGGCCTCGATGGCTTCTGCTGGTGCTGGTGTTGCTTCCACTTCGGTTGTCTCCTCGACTGGTTCTGTGGTTTCTGGATTTGTGTCGGGTTCTGTTTCCGCTGACGCGGCCACATCCGTGATGGTAGCACCACTGAATGCAGGAATGGGGACAAGTGACAATTCGAGCCAGTCGGCTGCGGTGACGGTCATGCGGCCGTCTTTGTCTCTTGTCGCAGAAATGATATTGACGCCTACGGATACATCCATGACGCCATCGGCTGAAAGGGTCAATGCTTCATCGCCAAGAATAGTGCGACTGATTTTCATGCTTGCAAGCATTCCGTCTGGTGTGTCGATTCGTTCTGTAACAATGCCAACTGGTTTTGATGGATCGTGGTACATGAAGACGCGTGGTGCTTTGCCGTCTATTGGTAATGAGCCTGGCAAGAATTGCACTTCGGTGCCATCGCTGACAGTTGCGTACTGGTTATACGGAACGGCTATTGCGTCGATGCGGCGTTCGCCTGTGGTGTCGCCTTCGGCTGCGGTGACTGTGATTCGGTCAGTTGTAAAACGGATCATGCAAGTTCCTCTTGTGTGTTTTCGGCTGGTTCATTGATGTTGATGTTTGAGTCCATCAGGATGGTTTCACCTAGATAGTCATCTACGTCAAACTCTACGCAAGTGCCGCGGGGAAGTATGGCATCTGACGACAGGGTGCTAGCGATGGCCTCACAGAATATTTTGGTTCCAAACATCCATTGATCCATTCTGGCTTGTTCAGAGGACTGATATGAATACGATCCGGTCGAGACACCCAAAAGGTATGGCGGGATATTCATGAGTCGTGCAATGTCCAACGCAGAATAGTTTGCAGATTCGATTAGCAACATTTTGTCCGGTGTGGCACTGGTTGGTTCGTAGGTCAAAAACTCATTTAGTGCAGCTGTCTGATTTGACGCACGTGCAGCATTGAACGCTGATGCCAGGTCTGCCAGTTCTGATGCGCTCAAAGGTTCGCCACCGGTCTGCTTCAAAATGCCAGATGGAATGGCTGATGCCGCATTGCGCAAACGGCTGGCCTGAATCTCTAACGCTGTTTCAATAGTGCTTGCAGATGAATAGATTGCGCCTTGTACAGGGCTGATGAATTGCACAAGATTTACAGGGTCGATTTCGCCACCCTGAAAATACACCATGCTTGACGGTGCAAACCACACTGGACCTGCCTGGTCGGTGGTGGTGATTGAGCCTGCTGGTAGGCGTGTGAATGATGCTGGAAAGCCGTCTTGGGTTCGGCTGGTGATGTACCAAAAAGCCCTTCCAAAGAAAAGTAAATCATCCAGGGTCCATGCCATAAGCGTTTCGTAAGGAATTGCAGGATCAGGTCGGCGTAGCCATGAACGTGGGGCTAGTTCAATTTCTTCCATTTCACGATTAGTTTCATTCCACTGCTCTTTGTACATTTTCAAGCTCATGGCACTAATAACGGAACAATGCAAATCTCGAGCACGGCTGACGGCTGCAACTTGCATGGCACGGTTGCGCGCTTCGCCTTCCTGATAGGCGTAGTACTGGCCGATCATGCCGACGCCGCCGTTGGTCGGTGCGTTGCCACCGTAGGTGCCACCAACGGCTGCCTGTTTTTCAACGGCAGGGCTGATTGCTGCTTTGTTCACTCTATTGAATAATGCCATGAGATGCTTTCGGTAGGTGGTGCCTGCCTGCCCGACACAGACAGACACCTAGCGTGAGTGTACTTACCCTGTGATGACCAGCATGGGTTTTGTTGCTTGCTTTGGTTTGCTGACAAGTGCCACGGCCCACGCCATGCACCGGCATAACTCGATCGGGCCTGGCGATTTTTGCGATGACAAAACAACGCCTTGCGCCGTTTTAGTAATGACTGCACGACATACATGTTCTGCAAGCATTTTTTCACCGTTGTGGCGCACCTTGCCTTCAAGAATCATTGACCTGACCAGGCTAGAAAAGCGCAACAGTTCGCCGTAGCCAACGGTCTGGTATCGGCGTTGAAGATTCATGGGTAGATGGATTTCCAATGTTGGCGTGATGGCCAGCTGCACTTTTTGGTCGGCCATGATGCGTTCAATGTGTTCCCACATTTCATTTTCTGTTTGCACCACAAAGGCAACCTTGACGATGGATTGATTGTCAACGACGGCTGCATGTACACCGACATAGCGCGCATCGTCAACCGATGAGTCAACGGCCAAGATAGACGGCACGCCAGTGGGGAAGTCTTCGGTGGTGATGTGGGAATCCCATTCAGCCGGCGTGATCCAAGCGCCACGTGCAGACACCCACAGGTTCAAGTGAGCGCGCAAGAACGAATCCTTTTTAGAGACCGACCGTAATGCTTGCAAAGTAATCGTGGTACCCAAGGCAGGGTTTGCCCAACGCCAATACTGTTCGTCTCGATAATCGACGCCTGGTGGCATAGACCATTCAGCGAAATACAACAGACCGCGTTCGCCGGCATCAATGTTTGCCAGTGCCTGTTCGCGCAACTGAATCATTGTCAAACTAGATTCGTCGCCGGCGGTAGATGCCATCCAAAGCAGTGGTGATCGTCTAGCGATTTGTGATGGTCGCAAAGCGTCGTCAATGACGGCTGCATCAATGTCCCAAAGTTCGTCAACAACGATCAGGTCGTGTGATCCACCGTGCAAATTTTTTGTGGCTGCCCTAATAAGCCATTCGGATTTTCCTACCGTCACAGATTTACGGCCAACAGCGGCCATTTGTTTGCCACCAAATTGTTCGACAAGTACGTGCGCAAGTTGAGCAAAGATTGCTTCGGCACGGTCAAGTTTGTTTGCAACAGAAAGCACAGACTGTGGTTCGCCACGCAGCTGCGCATAGTCAGTCATCCACCAACCAATAAGCGCAACCAGGGCAACAGACTTTCCCTGCTGACGCGCTGTTGTGGTCAAGGCTTCGCGAAACGTCAAAGAGTAAGGGTCGCCGGCATCGTCGCAAGTCAAAGCACCATTGATGGCGTGAACCTGCCAAGGCATTAGATCAACACTCATGTGTCGCTTTGCCCAGGCCTGCACAAGTGGCCCAAATGATTGCCCCCCAACACCAATCGTTTCTAGTCGGGGTTGCTCACGGCCAATGTTTGCATCGCCCAAGTCGATCAGGTTGGTTTCGGCCGGTTCAGGCTGGTTCTCGAAAGATAAGACATTGCATAGGGTCGGGGGCAGGGTCTTGTCCATAAAAAATGCATTTGGTGTTTGCGTTTCTGTTTGCGTTTGCAAGTTGATGCCGGCGTTTCGTGCTTGCATTCGTGCGTTGTCTTTCTTTGCCTTGTAGATCTGGCCGCGTCGTGAGTTGCAGGGTTTGCAGGCTGGTACCAGGTTGTCGAGTGTGTCTGTTCCGCCGGCGTCGTGTTCGATGACGTGGTCGGCTTCGGTGGCTATGCCGCCACACCAGTGGCATGGGGGTTTGCTGGCGAGTAGTTGCCGGCGTGCCTCTAAGTATTTTGGGTTTGATGTGCGTTTTGGCATTTGTGTTCCTTTCCCCCCACTAGCGCGCCCCCCCCAGGGGGGCTTGCTGTCATGTTATGCGTTGGGTTGTCCGTGATGCTCACCCCCCGCGATTTCAGTTTGTCTCTGTGGTTGCCGGATGTAGGACATCGTAGGACGGTCACCATTCGTATTTATGACGTTTAGACGCTGCGCAGTCGCTCTTAGGCAGACTGCTCGACCTACGTTTCCGTATGTTGTACCAACCATCTGCAACTGATGATGTGGCCTTGGTCGTATTCAGTTGTAGCCGGCGTGTTATTTGTCGTACCAGCGGGTCAGCAGTATGGCACTGCTTGCAATTACGAACAAGTACCAAAACACCAGCTTCATTTTTTGCTTGCTTGGCCTAGTAGTAGCCCTGTCATGAAGACGCTGAAAACCATGATGACTAGGCCTACAAACT